TGGTGCTCGACCGCGTTACGCCAGGCGGCTAACCGGTGGCTTACGCGCCGCCACTATGGAATCTGGCAGACTTCCAGTCTGACGGCGTTGTCTACGCGCCGCCCGGGTGGTTCAATGCCAATTTCTGGCCAGGCCTCCCGCCAATCATCACCTATCCGCCGACCTATGGCGGGACCACTGGCGCAGGCAATGCCGCCGCTGTCTGGTCCGCCGTCGTCACGATTGCAGGCGTCGACGTCTCCGCGCGCATCGTCGGAGACATCCGCGTGGAAGCCAGCGAAGGCGCCGCCAGAATTGCCGAGCTGACTATACGCCCGGCCAACGGAACCGGGTTTGCAATCTCCGACTGGTCCGGGAAGGCGATCACGATTGACGTCGTCGACATGGCTACCGGCGTCGCGACGGATTCCCGCCGGCTGTTCACTGGCATCATCGATACGCCGACGCTAGACCTCAATCTGCGCACCATCGGCCTGCTCGCGACCGACAACCTGCAAAACCAGATCGAGGCGCTATCGGCGCAGTCAATCGATACCCTGGTCCCAGGCGGCTATCACTCGCCCGTGATATTCGACCCGGCAGCCCGCGGATGGTCGCGCGCTCAAGATCGGCTTGCCACCGTCCCGGCATCGCTCGACCTAAGCCCGACAAACGCTTTCCGCCTGTCCGACTGGGCGCCGCGGGCCTCGCCGAACATCAGCTTTACGGCAGACCACATTCTGGACGGATCGCTGCAGGCCTCGCAATCCAGCCGGCATCAGCTCATCAACCGCGTTGACATCGACTTCGCCTATCGCTTCCCGCGCGTCAAGGCAGAAGGGTACGCATTTGGCGAAACGTATGTGAACCTTGGCAACATCAGCGCGCACGCGCAGGCCGGCAACTGGTGGCTGACGCGCGCGGCCGTTGAAGCTGCCATTGGCGCCGCCGGCGGCGCCATTGTCTCAATCACCTATACCGATTTGCCGGCTTTTCCAGTTGGCAGCTGGCAGCCAGGGCCGTCAGACTACCTGCTGTGCATGGGCTATACCGCTCTCGTGAGCTTTGAATACACGCAGACAATCCAGGAAAATCACGCAATCACCGTCACTGCGCCTAATAGCATCGCCGCAGTTGGAACGCTGCGCGACAGGATGACCGGAGGGCTTGAAGGCGAGTATCCGCCCGTAGAGGCGGTCGAGCACTCCATGCTGCTCTATGCCAAGTCGGTATCTTCAATCCCGCCGAAGGACCGCGCGATTGTCGCCGCCGGATTTACAACGAGTGCCGAAGTAACCCTTACTCCAGACACCGACCGCGCATCAGCAGATGCCGCGATGGAGACCCTGATTGCTGCCGCGAAGACAAGGATATGGGCAAGCCATCGGCGGAATACAGTATCGGCGGCCGTCGCTCTCAATCCAGACGTCGACCTTCCGCAGACAATCGACATTGATACCGGCCAGGTGCACGCCCGCGGCAAATGCCAAAGCGTCACGCATACCCTGTCGCCAGAGTCCGGGGAAGCCATCACGAGCTTCTCGCTCGCAATCTGCTCTGTCGCTGGCACCGGTATCGCCCACCCTGAAACGCCGACCACCGCCCCGGCAGGGTCGGCGCCGGCAACTACCGCGCTGTCTGAAGTGCCGACGTCCGATTTCAATTACGGGCCGGCCGAAGACCATATTCTGACCGTGACCTTCCCGGAAGTCGCCGCGATCGAGCGCGACAAGCTCGATATTCCGCTGAACAGCAGCTACTCCGCGCCGATCACGGAAGACATTCTGGAGATTACGCTATGAGCCAGCCGCAAAACACCCAGCCGCCGGCCGGCGCAGACATCGTGCAATCGCTCGACGACCTCGGCACCGCAGCCGGACTCAGCACGCTGCGCAACAAGATTCTGAAAGACCCCCCTGGCGTGCCGCCGATCCCCGCCCGGGTTGGGAAATCGCTTTCGACAGGCCAGCCGCCGCCGTGAGCGAAGCCGAAGACGTCGCCAGGTCGCGCGAGTTCTTGCGCCAAGGAGTCGGCACCACCACGCGCAGGAACCGTGTTTTGCCGGCCGCACGCCTGCCGTCGCCGATACCTGCCAGAGTTGGGAAAGCCGGCCCGCGGGAAGAGGTTGGCACGTATGTCGAGGTCGATTACGCGTTGCGCGTGCTCGAAACCGACAACAGCATGACGTACAACTACGACATGATGAATACGCCGCTCGACGGCAACATGCGGCTTTACCTGCAGCCACGCCCGCGAGACACGACGGCCGGCGATGCCAACTATTACGCATCGGCCGTCAAGCTCACAACCACCGATGCCCTGCTGCAAACGGACTACCAGCTGGCGCTGCAGGAGGCGATGATTCGCCCGGCATCAGGCGCCGACCGCGTTGCCGGATTCGCCGCCTCGCCGGTAACAGACTGGTTCTCAGACCGCGATCTGATCAGGGGACCGACAGGTGTCCACGCGCTGGTCAAAAAGGCTCGCAAGATAGACATGCTGGTGGACGGAACGCCGGAAACGCTCACGCTGAAGCCGCCGCCATACACCTCGCCGGCCGGCAATGGGCTGTGTGTGCTCGACGAGATCCTGAAATTGGGCGACCCGTGGCACGGGCTGATTCAAGGCGGCACGGTGCGATTGCCAGGCGGCAAGACTCGGCCCGTAGCGCGCCCCGGTATCGGCGCCGGCGTCGTCTATCCGCTGATCCCCTATGGTGTCACGCCGGCCGCTACTGCCGACGCTGCAGACGTCGCGGCCGGTCGAACGTGGCTCAATTACGGGTTGCTGGCGGGCGCCTGCTTGTATGAGCAGTCGATTACCACCGGCGCTCCGTCGTGGGTCTACATCGCTCCCGACAACAGCACATGGCGGGTGCTCTGCGTGGCGTCGACGCTTCTCGGTGTGCAGACCTTGACTCTTTCCTTTTACCCGCTGCGCAAGATGTTCTTGACCGCGGACAAATGGGGAGGGCTCGCGCAAACGCTTCAGGTACAGATCAACCCAACAACGTCAGCATACGGATTCGGAACGCTTTACGATCTGGACAGCAAGGGCGCCAATGCGGTGTTTTTCAACCCGACTGGCGCCGCAATCGGTGGCGCATTGCTGAATATCCAAGGAATTCCGCCAGCGGCGACTGGCACTTATACGCTGTTGTGCGATGGATCGGCGACAGGAAGCGTCTACAGCATGTCTGAAAACGTCCCGATCCCGCCCACAAGGCTAAAGACATGGCTTTACCAGACGCTGCTTTTTAACGCCGTCACGGGCGAGTCAATCTTCGGGCCGGAGACAGAATACGTCCAAGATCAGATGGTTCCAGACCCCGCGCCCGCAGATTTTTTGCCGCCGTTGCCTGACCCTGGATATCCGTGGTCTGCCAGTTGGCGCATCGGATGGAAGCAAACAAAGTACACAAACACCGGATCAACGACGCTAATCACCGGCTATGCATTTGACTCTGCTGACGCTCTGCAGGCAGTCCTCCATGCCTATGTCTCGATTTATGCCTACACAGACACCCCGGCTGCCGGAAACGAATATGCATTTAATCCTCCATTCTCGCGCGTCGGAGATGGAGGGTCATACACGCAGTATACGAAGATCGGAGGCTTGAACAGCGATCCTGTCGAATGGATTTTTGACGGCTTGACATTGGCAACAGCGGCGCCAAACGCTTACGGGCCTTTCGTCGTCGGCGGATCAAACGTCACCGTCTCAACAATCCGCTACAGCAACCGCGTCTACGGAATGCGCGTTGCCGTCCCCGGAGAATTCCACTATCACCACCGTCCGCCGATGAGTCCAGACGCGCAGTCGATCTACGTGACCGACATCGTCTCGCAGTACAAGCCATTCGCCACCTATCACCCGATCACCCAGCAGCTTGTGTGGGAAACCGGCTTTGTGAACTTTGTCTGAGCCAATGACACCTCTTGAACTGGAACTGATCCGCCTCGCCGCGCCAGTCGTCTCATCTATCCTCGCGATCGGCTCAGGCGTCGCCATCGCTGCCATCAAATGGTATTGGGGAAGCGTCGTCAAGCGGATGGACTCGATAGCCTCTGCGGTCTCGTCTGTAGAGGTCCGTCTGGGCTCGATTGAGCACGAGATGCGCCAGCAGATCGCGGAGATCCGCAACCAGACGCAGCACCGGGATGATGTGATGGCCGGGAATGTCGCGGCGCGCCTGGAGCGTATAGAAGGCATCTGCGAGACTCAGCACGGCATTCAACCGCTACGCCGGCGCGAGGATAGCAAGGGGTCGGCGAGCTGGCTGCAGTCGTCTGACATTACTGGCGGAACGAGAAAATGATGCCATGCGCGACGCTCGCCGCCTGTTGAATTGCTGGGTGGTCGCGATGTGGTTCTGGGGCCGGGCGTGGTGCGCTTACCCGGTGGCGATCCGGAGAAGTCATGCGTTTGCGCTCGTTCCGCACTTCATCGCCACCATGCCGAGCCGCTGGCGCCATTTCTTCGCGGTCGAGTACATCCCGCCGAGGCGCAGGCGATGGACGCTTGATGACTTCGTGCTGTTGTTTCGCGGGCGCTACAGGGTCACGGAATACCGGGCGCAGCGCGTGCTGTGGTTCGAGGATCGGGCGGCTGCGGTAGCCTGGATGGAGTGGGCGCGCCGGAAGTGAAAAGCCGCCCGGAGGCGGCTGGTTTTCAATCGGCTGGAGCTACTGCCTGGCGCGTAGCGCCTCGATAACTTGGCGTAGCAGACCGTCGCACACTTCGTCGGCATACGATGTGTTGCTGTCTATTTCCGGGTCGAGAAAGCTTTCGACCACTTTCACGCACGCTTTGCGCTCGGCAAAGACTTCGGATTCAATCCTGCGAAGCTCAGCCCGAAGCCACCCAGTCCGCCCTCGCCGCTGCCACTCTGCAGCCTCGGCCGGCGTTAGGTTGGCCACGATGCGGACAGAGGCCACTTCTGCCGGTGGCTTTGGCTTGGCGCCTGAGTTGGGCGGTAGCCGCCGCGTTTGGTGGTGTTCATGCTCTGCGCCTAACTCTTCCGTGAGCTTTCAGAAACGCGTCAACCCAATCTTGTGGGACGTTTGCATCTGGTTTTGCCATGACGCCGCGCGCTACCAGTTTGTGCTTAAAGTCGGCCCACCCCATGGGGCGCAGGCGCTTGACCGCTGCGACTGAGCTATTGATGGCTTTCATCTCGTTATCCTGTCTGTTGCGCTGGCCCCTCTGGGTGCCAGGGTGGTTGGTGGTAGTCATGCTCATGATCAGTTGATGGTGTATTTAAGGGCAAGCTTAAGAGCCTGCTCTTCTTCTTCCGTAAGCCCTTCTTCGCGCAATGCTTCGAAGTCTGCCGAAATCGCCTCGCTTAGTGCGAGTTTCGCTTGATGCAGATCCATTGCTGCACGAAGGCTGCGAGCAAATGCGGAAGGGTCGATTGAAAGGCTTACACATGTTTCGTTGATGGTCATCTCGTTCCCCTGTGTTTGTTAATCCAATGACTACATTGTACAGGATAACCAAAGGAAGTCAACACTTATTTGAGCTTTCCAGACAAATCTTCAGCGCTCGGATTGTAGTAAACCAAC